TTCGTCGACTACACAAAAAGCATGAAACGGATCCTGAATCCCAACCGGCCTAGCAACTACCATCTGACTTTTAGCCTGTCGGAAACAAACATGGATCAAGCCATACATGTTTTAGCGAATCGCAAAAATGTTGCGGTGGTGTTTGGCGATGGCCAGCCGGAAACGTTCATGGGCCACCGCGTGATCGATGGAACGGAACATGATTTACGACACTTGGATCCTCAGCCCGTCATAGTTGGACTGGATCCGAAAGGTTCAAAGGCTAAGAATGACACTAGCGGATTTGTAGTGAGGGATTATTAAAATGGAAAGGGAAATAATTTTAGACGATTTTGGTAAATCAGATTCAGAACATATATCGGCTCTGGTTTACGAGGCTCTGGTTGATCTAGGTTACGAGGATATCTCGGCCTTTAACTGGCAGATAAAAGTCAACGCTGAATACGGCGCCGGTTGTTGACACATAATGGCGCCGCTGGCGGCCGGGTGCACCCCGCCGCCGTACCCTGGTCGGAGAAATCCGGCCAGGGTATTATTTTTCCTCGAGCCCCGGCGCAATGCGACCTCGAACGATATCGAGCATCGACTCCTGGAGCTCTACCTGGTCCGACCCCGACCAGAGGCACGGAACCATGGTCCCCGACCCGACTTGACCCGACCCCGACCCGACTTGACCCGACCCCGACCCATGGTCCCCGACCCGACCCGTCTTCAGACCGTGTTCCGCTAACCCCCGACCATGGACCCCGTCAAACAAATATAGGTTGGACGATGCGAGGGCCGCAACAAGGAAGAAACTCACGCCCCCCGATTGGGAATAGGCGAAATTCCACGCAACTTGATGAGCAGATACATTTACGCGGTTAGTTTTTGTAACTTTGAGCTCTATCCAAAAAGGCAACCCCTCCGCGCATACGTGAACGTCTGGGATCCCGCCGCCGTAACGGTTTTCAATCCGCGTGGTGTTCCAACTCTTTGGCATCTTCGACCGAAGGTTGTTCCACATCAGAGTTTCCGGTTTTTGCGTCATCAACAACCTCATAATCGGCATCTAAGAATACACTGGGGTGGGATGTTCTAAGTTCCGTCAACCTAGTTTCAATCTCATCACGGCTCATATTCTCAATCGCATGAAAGTGATTTGTCTCACGCCGATCAGTTGTCAATCCGCCCAGCGCCGACCGGGTCTTTTCAGCATTTATCGCAGCTGAGAACTGACCGGACTCTTCGGCTCCCATTGAGAGATCCCGCAGCCGTTTCAGTTGGCCCATCAAAGTGACGCCATATTTACGCTCACGCTCTTCGCGCATTTCCAGCACATATTCCGCGACGTGCGGGAAGAATTTTGGGTTGAGAAGTTTGTACGCTTGGATTTTGGCGATGCCGTTCTTGTCAGAATATCCTGCGAGCCTGGCGCACTCCGCGTTTGAGTGTGTTGCGTCTACATAGTGCCTGGCGAATTCTTTCTGTCGATTAGTTAATTTACGGCCATGAGCCTCTTCAATTTCTTCAGCTTTAGTGTCGATGCGGCGTTTCATCCGATAGCTCCTATATACTAGCTTTCTCAAAACTAACCCTGTTTCCAACAAGGGTCAAACCTCCGTTTGGCTAGAAAAGTGTAACGGGAAGCCCTAAAGTGTAACGGGGTGTAACGAGAGTGTAACGAGTAGTTTTGATATATTTCAACCTGTTACTAGCTGTTTTTAGCTCCCGTTACACTTTTACACTTTTTTGCACCCATAATTTTATTTTCAAAACTGTTTTTTGAATTTGCCCGTATATGTGTAACGGGGACATTTGACAGTGATCCATGCCCCACCCTGATTAAGCATTTGACAGTGATCCATGCTTTATGTTTATAGTACCATTATATCGCGGCAATCATGTCGTGATAAAAAGGAGAATTTGTTATGAACAACATTATTGAAATCCATCCGGTGAAACAGAAAGTGGTTGAGCTTGGTATTGAGGGTCGAACTGGTTTGATTTGCCACGCGTATTCTGAGAAGACCCGCAAGCAAATGCAAGACAAGCACGCTGGCAAGAAGGTGGCGGTGAAGCGCGAAAAGCGTGTACCGGAGGACGAGTACGAAGCCTGTTTTTACAAGCTGGAGGATGGTACGTATGGTTTTCCCTGCACCGCTTTCAAGCAGTCTGCGATTCGTGCGGCCAAGATGATTGACGGCATCAACATGACGGATGCGCGGCAGATGTTTTTCATTCTTCCGGACGGTCGTGACATTACGCGTGGCATTGCGTGTGTTCGTATTCATGGTGAGCCTTTCATGCGTACTGATGAAGTTAAAGTCCAGCAGTCTATGGACCTGCGTTATCGGCCTGAGTTTACTGAGTGGACGGCGACGTTGAAAATTGAGTATGACGAGGACAACATCAGCGCTTCGTCCATCGCATCGCTTCTGAGCCGGGCGGGTATGTCTGTTGGTGTCGGTGAGTGGCGTCCGGAGAAGAGCGGCGACTTTGGCCGTTTTAAACTTAGTGATGTGGCTGTCGTGTTTGACAAAGAGGAGGCGGCCTGATGCCACGTCTGAGCATTGACGATCTGTCCAGCGAACTGGAAAAGCTGGACGAGCAGGACGGCATTACGCCGGAAGCAGTTGTTGAGGTCGCAAGTGACCCCAACAACATCCTTCACGCCCATTTTGAGTGGGATGACGCGAAAGCTGGACACGCACATCGTATCCAGCAGGCGCGACACCTGATCAAACGGGTGAAGATCACCACGCCTGCCGGCAGCACCACATCAAAATATGTGTCGGTCAGGATTGTCCACGACGAGGGGGATCGCGTTTACGAACCTATAGAGCGGGTGGTTTTGGATCAGTCCAAGTGGAGCTTCGTGCTCGACGAAACGCTGTTGGTGATTGATGAGGCGGCTGTAAAGATTGAGGTTCTGACCGATCTTGCGGTCAACCTTGGACAGGCGGACCTCGCTCGAAACATGAAACGAACCTGTTTCGATCTTCGCGAAATGGCGTCCAACGCAACGTGACACATTACGTTCCTGGCCTGGTTTGGCGCGGTTGGGATTGGCAAGGCAAGGCAGTTACGGCGGGGCACGGCACGGCCCGGTTCGGCAAGGCGAGGCAAGGCAAGGCAAGGCAGTTGCGGCGAGGATGGCGGGGTAGGGCCAGGCAAGGCGGGGCACGGCACCGCAAGGCAGTTAAGGCATTTGACAGTGGTCCATGTTTCATGCTACTTTTACGAACTACCACCTAGAAAGGAAGAAAGACATGTACATTGGATCAGAATACCGGCTTTCCGACCGGCTCGATGCGGATTCCCACACGCTGCTAGGCTACAAGACAATTGTAATCAAGGAGCGTGTGTTGTCGCGCACGGAGACACGCGCAAAAAGCACTGCCGTTGAAATCACGTCGTATCACTACACGCTACTGTGTTTGGTCGATGGCGGCGACTCTTCAGAGCTGGACGAGGGCCAGTTGCAGGACGAGATAATCGCCGGCTACTACGAATTATTGCCTGTAAATCAATCCTTCCTTGGGAGCAAGTAATATGACGCGCACGGATTGCCGAGAGATGTATCTTGATTGGGTCAACAATTTTTTAACTTTGGAACGCTTTGCAGAGCATTACGGGATAGACTGCGAAACGGCGGGCCACGTTATTGTGGAGGGCCGCCGCGCCCACGAATTCATGGTCGATCACGGGATCAGGAGAGTATAAATGAAAATATGTCACCAGTGTCACGGCAACGGATATATTTCTGTCGCCGCCTTCACTAAAAGCTATGTCGATTGTCCTCGCTGCAACAGCCAAGGAGAAATCAATGAAGAAAATATGGAAACGCCTCAAACGCAAAGAGAATTGGGAGAGTAGAATGGGACCGGAATATTTTTTGTTAATCGTAGTGGGTAGTATCATATCAGCCGTTCTGACGTACTGGTATTGATGCTTACAACCGTTGATCTGTTTTCGGGAATAGGTGGATTTGCCCGTGGCCTTGAGGCTACCGGGCATTTCCGCACTACCTGTTTCGTGGAGCAGGATCCATATTGCCAGGCGGTGCTGAAGCATCACTGGCCCGACGTTCCTATACTGGATGACATAAGAAATGCCAAAGCCTTCGACTTTCCCGACGTCCGACCCGACCTTGTTTGCGGAGGATTCCCTTGCCAGCCGTTCTCACAGGCGGGAAGACAACGCGCCCAGGACGACCCCCGCCATCTCTGGCCAGAAATGCTTAGAGTTATCCGGGAGCTCCGGCCCACTTGGGTTGTTGGAGAGAACGTTGTTGGGCTCATCAAACTGGGCTTGGACGAAGTACTCACTGACTTGGAAGGCGAAGGCTACGCCACAAGGACGTTTAATATTCCAGCTTGCGCGACAGGCGCCCCGCACCTCAGACAGCGCGTCTGGGTTGTTGCACACGCCGACAGCGAAAGCGAACCAGATGGCACCTTCGATGGCAACGCGGGACAGCGGCAGTTGGGGCTCAACTTTGGGGGGCGCGAAGCCCCATCACATGGTGCCAACCCCAACGACCATGGATCACATCGAGCGACAGAACACGAACCTGACGCCCAGCACGGGGAAGCTCAACTACGAGACGAACAAGTCCGTGAGCCTGGATCGGTGGGTCAGGATGTGGCCGACGCCAACCGTTCAGGACAGTGCGAACAACGGGGGTCCGAGCCAGTTCAGGAGGAACAGTCTGCCTCTGAATGCACAGGTGAAGCTGGACCAGAAAACCACTGGCGCTCTGAACCCGCAGTGGGTCGCTTGGTTAATGGGCTACCCAACCGAGTATCTCAGTTGCGTGCCCTGGGAAACTCAATCGTCCCGCAGATCGCGCAAGAAATTGGACAAGCAATAAGGATCGCACATGACGTATCAAAAGAAAATTAACATGATGACGAAGGTTATGGACAAAGCAAAAGACCCAAATTTTAAAAAGATTTGGCGCCGTAAAATTGAGTACCTTCATATCAAACACGTTGAAGAAAGCATGAGAAAGGAAGGTTTATAATGAAGTTTTTTAATTGGTTATTTGGTAAGAGCGCGAAGCAGCGTGTTGCGTTGATGCCGGTCCCCAAGTGGACCCATGCCGGCAAGGATGGCAAGACGATCCATTGCCCTCACTGCAAGACCTCAAAAAAAGTATACAACTTTTCGTGGTCCGCGTTGACTTGCTTGTCCTGCGGGAAAGACATCAACAAATATTTATGGTTAATCAAAACAGATGTGTAGGGCGGTGATATTGGCTGCGGCGTTACTCTTGGCGCCCAGCCCCGCTCTCGCTGACGATAAGTCGTGTCTAGCCGAGGCCATGTACTACGAGGCTCGAGATCAAGGTTGGCGCGGCATGTTGGCCGTGGGCATTGTAATTCAAAACAGGGTCCGTGATGCGCGGTATCCGGGCACGATTTGCGGTGTTGTGAAGCAGGGTCGTTACCGGAATGGCAACCCGGTCCGGCATAAATGCCAATTCAGCTACTACTGCGACGGCAAACCGGAGCGCCCGGCAGAGAAGAGACCCTGGTCTGCGGCCCGTGATTTGGCCATCCTTCTGACGACAACAGAGGTCGAGGTGGCTGGGTTAGAGGACGCCACCCACTATCACGCAACCTGGGTTAAGCCTTCATGGTCCAGAGTGCTTGCGAAACGGCAGCAGATTGGAGGACATATCTTCTATGCACAAAAATAGTCAGGGTTTAACGGCTTCTAGCTCATAACCCATGGCCGCAAGGAGCGCCTCAACCTTATAGATTGAGGGCTCATCTATTTTGTTCTTTTCGTAGTTTTCAATTGTGGTGACACCAACACCCGATATCTCCGAGAGCCTAACCCTCGTCAAACCGTTTTCTTTCCGCATTTCCAGTAGTATTTCGGACCAATGCGTAAGCATGTTTAGTGTTCAGAAGTTTTGTTCTGGTTGAAGTCACGTAAGATGTCCTCGAGTTCGTTATCATCGTAGGATCGAAAGTTAGCCTCGTCCTCAGACATGATACCAAGCGTCTGCGTCATCATGCTGGATATGACATGCAAGATTCCCGTCATGCCGAGTTCTGCGCCGCCGTTTTCAATAGCAATTCTCATCAGAACAATCGCTTGGCCTGTAGGCGACACTTCGCCACAGCCTTCCAACAAAGATCTTATCTCGTTGTAGAGATCCTGTAGGTGCTCCTCCTCAGAAGTCGGATCGCTGCTCATGATTTCACCGCTGCAAACTTGGATAGAATTTCCGCGTCGGTAGGCGCGTCTTCTGATGTCTCAACCAAAAACGAAATTTGCTGGGCGGGTGAGCGATGGTTTTTTCCGGCCATCTTCCAGAGCTTCTCCCAGGTAGGGATTGGCACGGCAACGGATTTGTATTTCTTGATGTCAGGCATTCATTTTCTCCTTTGTTACATATTTAACTCTGTTACAGGCTTTTCCCCAATAATGCTTACAAACAGCACTATTTAAACCCCCATATGATCCATCATAAATTTGTGTAATTCGGTGTGTATAATTTCCCCAAGGGTGACAAAAATCTGCCAACACTGTTTTTGGGATATCTTCATATTCGTAATATTGACCACCACTTGTTCTAAGGGGGTCACTCCAATCAAGTGTTAAATTGTAACATTCTTGTGTAGGTGTTACGATCCGCAAAGGCGCAGCCTCCCAAACAAAGTCCCCTACGGCAATTGATTCAATCTCAGGAGAATGTTCAGCCAACCATCCAACACTCGAAGTATCGTCAAGACCGTACTTTTCATCCTCCTCAAATAAAGGGGTTAACCCCAGTAATAGTGGTTCAAACTTATTGTTTGATTTGACAAGGCTTTTTTCGATCCGGTCAGCGGTATCTTTACAGAACTCTGTAATAGGCTTGATTTCAACTAAAACAGGCGGCTGTGTCTTTACAACAGGCTTTAATAAAAAATCAGGAAACCACCCGTCAAGGTCAAAAGGTTCATAAACCCACGGCCACCCAACAACATCAAAAAAAGCAGCCCAACGCGCCTCTAACCTAGAACGAAAAACTGTTCCGGCGTATTTAGTTTCAACAGCTTTAATACCGTAATCTATCTCAGCCATTACGTCATAACTCCACCGGCTCACGAGATGCCACAAGGATCGAATCATATTCCTTTTGTAATTCATGGATAACATCACCCAAGAAATCTAAATAATACACGTATTCCAAACCTTCCGACCCAGGATCTTTTATGGCCTGTTTCCACTCGTCTAATTTCTTACGAGTTGTAGGTGAGGGTAGCGCTTCTTCCTTTTCTTCGTGCCAGGCAAACGTTAGACTTTCCGTCATCTCAACCACTCCTTTAGTTCCTCTCCCATCACCACACTGGCGATGTCCATCTTGGCGCGGAGAGATTTGACAATCTGTTCGTCAATCGTCCCCTCTGCGATCAAATCTATATATGTTACGTGCTCCTTCTGACCAATGCGGTGCGCCCGGTCTTCGGACTGCATCCGCACAGCCAGATCAAAGCTGTTGGCAAAGTAGATGACGGTGGTGGCGGCGGTCAGTGTAATCCCGTAACCGCCGGTCATTGGATTGCCGATAAAGAACCGTGCGTCCCCGTTCTGGAAACGCTCAATGGCCTCCACCCGATCATCGTCGGAGGTGTCACCAAAGTAAGTAACCGTGGACCGTGGCCCATACTTCTTGATCAGTGCGGCCGCGATACGTTTTATATCGTACCGGAACCTGGACCAGATGATTGCTTTACCATCGGATTCTTCAAGGCAGCCCATAAGCTCATCGAGCCGGTTGTCGGCAACCTCAATGACCTCACCGTTGTCCGACTTGGTGTGTCCCGACAACACCTGCTGCATCCTCAAAAGCTGGGTCATGACGTTTGTTGCGGTCATAAACTCGGCATCTTCGATGTGTGCGAGAGCATATTTCTTTAAATCGGTATAAATGCGCTCTTGGTCTGTTGACAAAGTTACATTTCTCTGAACGTAAATCTTGCTGGGCAGATCGAGGCAGTCATCTTTCATGATTCGCGAAGAAAAGTTCTTTAAAAGCCCTGAAAGTTCATCGAGGTTGCGATATCCGACGATCTGGTTGAACGAATGTGCGCCCATGGTTCGCTTGTTCATGATTGCGTAGCGATATTGGAATTGAAAGAAGTTATCGCCACAGTCACCCAGCAGATACTTGTTCATGAACCGACATTGCGACCAGAGATCCATAGGCGACTGCGTGACGGGGAACCCTGTCAGTATGCGGCGGTATCGTGCCAGATGGCTCATCTTGAGAAGAGCCTTGGTCCGGGAGGCCTTTGGCGACTTAATCGCGGTGGACTCGTCAATGGCAAGCAGCGCCTTCGACGATCCCAGAACAGACGCTAAAAACTTCTGCCCCTTTTTGGTACTCAAAGCCTCGACGTTCATCATTAACATGCGGAAGCCTGTTGCGGGGCTCATAAAGCTGATGAGCTGCTGCTTGAGTGCTTTGGGCGGGCTGGGGCGCCAGACAGCTATTGAGGCGCCCTCCGCAACCCGGTCAGGCATGTGCGCCGGAATTTCAAGGTTCGCCCAGTTTCGATACACTCCCTTCGGAGCGACAACGATAAAGGTGTCGATCTTGCCGGCTTCGTAAAGCATTGACGCGGTATCAATGCAGACTTTAGACTTCCCTGTCCCCATTTCCATGAAGAAGGCCCAATCCGTCTTGTCCCAGGAAACGCGCAAGACATCGTCTTGGTGCTTATATGGTTTTGTTTTGTAATCGTAATTCATAATACCATTATATCACAACATTTGGTGTTGCATACAAGAAAATGATGGATTATGGTGTCTAAATTCAGAAAGAGAGAAATCGAATGAGCACGGTCTACGTCACACAAGAAAACCCCCGCGTGAATATCGTTTCCGCAGCTAGGTGGGGTGATTTAGAACCGCTCACAAGCCCTTTTGATCAGATTCACATAAACCCCATACGCATGGTGTCTCAAATCAGGCGCAAGCTTCGGGGATTTACGGATGATGATTGGCTTTTGGCCATGGGCGACCCCGCCATCATAGGGGTATCTTTTGCTATAGCTGCGGAAGTCAACCAAGGCCGTGTCAATCTATTGAAATGGGATCGTATGGAGAAGTCCTACTATCCTGTGAAGATATCGTTGCGCGGTGTTGGCATTGAGAACTTAAACCCTGACGAGGAGATACGTTATGAGTGAATCCGACTTATGGAAAACGATAGAAGCTGATGCGGATGCGTTTGAGGATTTGACGACCGGGGCCAGTACGGAATTGGCTGGATTAATAAGGCAGGTTGGTAAGGTCCAGACGGATCTTGTCCGTGCCGAGGAGAACCTCAAACTTTTGAAGCGGAACAGAGATCGATACCTGCATGAACTAATTCCCCAAAAAATGCAGGAGACGGGGTTAGACAAAGTTGTAGTCGGCGGAAATAGCGTCAGCCTAGCAACCTTTGTCAGTGGCACGATGCCAAAAGACCCCATGCAGCGCGACATTGCATTGTCTCATTTACGAGAAATCGGTGCGTCTGACTTTATTAAGAACCAGGTCAGCGTTTCATTTCCTGTATCCGAGGATAATCGTGCTCGTGCTATGCAAGCGGATCTTGAGGAAAAAGGTTTTGACACTGCTGCAAAGACTTGGGTCGAACCTCAGACGCTCAAAAAGTTAATACGAGAGCGTGTAGAGTCCGGCCAAGAAATCGATCTCGAAATATTTAACGCACACATTGGAACCATTGCAAAAATCAAAGGAGAATAGACATGGCTAAAACAGCAAAATCGCTTACGAAAGAACTCGCCGCCGCTTTTGAAGACGACGCGGGGTTTGGGTTTGAAGAAGTAACATCATCCGATCTACAGATACCTTTTCTGCGGATCATACAGGCGTTATCGCCGCAACTCAAAAAGAGTGACGCTGCTTTTATTGAGGGCGCTAGTCAGGGCGACATTTTCAACACCGTGACGAACAAGGTCTGGTCTGCTGACGAAGGCGTAATTGTGCTTCCGGTGCATTTCCAGATGAAGTTTCTGGAATTTGTACCGCGCAGCCAAGGCGGCGGATTTGAAGGAGAACTGGCGGCCGACTCAGAGGATGTCCGTACCTCCGTTCGAGATAAGGACTCCGGCATGGAGTTGCTGTCCAATGGCAATGAGCTTGTGCGGACGGCCCAGCATTATATCAAGATCGTCCATGAAGACGGCAATCTGGAGAATGCAATTGTGGACATGAAGAAGACACAACTCAAGAAGAGCCGGTTGTGGATGTCTATGATGATGATGCAGAAGCACAACGGCAAGACCATGCCCTCGTTTGCCAGTACGTATCGCCTCAAGTCTGTTGAGGACGGCAACGACAAAGGCTCATGGGGTTCGTGGAGCATTGCTCTGGAGGGTGCTGTTCCATCGATGGAGGCTTACACCGAGTGTCGGGAGTTGCACGCGTCGATCAGTTCGGGAGAAATAAGGATTTCTCCGCCTAGCGATCCTACAATTCAGGCTATTCATGAGATAACATCTGACGATGTGCCGTTCTGAGTGACTAGGGACCCGCGCAACAGCGGGTCCCGTTTATTCTGATGGAAAATTCAGCACAGAGGTTCCTTGATCTGTTCACCGGATCTCAAGGCGCCCATGGACAGACAGACGTTTTAGGTCGTCAAAAGAACGGCAAACAACAGGCAAAATACGAGATTGTCCGTGAACCGTTGACCGTGGAGCTTGTTCAAGAGCACTTGGACGGGAGCCTTGGTGTTGGGTCTATTCCCATTGATGAGACTAACAAGTGCCTGTTTGGGGCCTTGGACATAGACGACTACAACTTAGACCTTCCAGTTCTGTTTGCGAAGGTCAAGAGGTTTAAACTGCCTTTGGTCCTGTGTCGGTCCAAGTCTGGCGGCGCACACCTATATCTTTTTATGTCAGAGAAGGTTGCAGCATCCGAAATGCGCGACAGGCTGGCAGAGTTTGCATCTGTTTTAGGTTGGGGAAACTGCGAGATATTTCCTAAGCAGGAGGAGTTGCTGGCGGAACGCGGCGATGTGGGAAACTTTATTAACCTTCCTTATCAGAACGCGAAATACACTACCCGCTACGCTTTGAAGAAGGGTGGCGATTCTCTGGACTTGGAGAGTTTCCTTACACTGGCCGAGAAGGCTCGGATTACAGCCAAGCAGCTATCCAACATATCCTTGGGGGGAGACAACGGGGTGTTGCCGGATGGCCCTCCTTGCCTACAGAAGCTAACAGAGTTTGGGATACCTGAAGGCGGCCGCAACATGACGCTGCTCAACGTGGGTGTTTACTACAAGCAAGCGTCACCCAACGATTGGAAGGAACTGCTCGAAAAGCATAACCAGGATTACTGCACTCCCCCTCTGCCGGCGCGTGAGGTTGTCCTGATACAGGAGCAGCTGGAAAAGAAAGAGTATTTTTATACGTGCAAGTCTGAGCCTATCCACGGCCACTGTAACAAGTCGCTCTGCCGGTCGCGGAAGTTCGGAGTAGGTGATGCTAACTCGCACGTTCCGGTTGGCGGTCTGACAGTTGTTGAGTCTGAGCCGCCGGTCTGGTTTGTGGACGTGGACGGCGCTCGCCTGGAGTTGTCTACCAAACAGCTACAGATGCAGGTTGAGTTTCAACGGGCTTGCATGGAGCAGATGTACAAGATGCCGGCCCGGATGAAGGAGAACGATTGGCGGGATCTGGTCGATAATCTTCTAAGTGACGCAACACGGATATCGGTTCCAGAAGAGTTGACCCAGAAGGGTCTCTTCGTGGAACTTTTAGAAAACTTTTGCACTTCTAGAATACAGGCACACAGCCCAGAAGAACTGTTAACGGGAAAGCCTTGGACCGAGGACGGCCTGACGCATTTCAAGTTAAGTTCTCTACAGGATTTTTTAAAGCGCAATAACTTTACGTTATACACCCGTGGGCAGATCACCGAACGTTTAAAAGAGATGAACAATGGAGCGGAGTCAGACAAGACTTATCGCTTCCAAGATAACAATGATAACTGGAAGTCTGTGCGTGTCTGGTGTGTACCGGAGATGCATCGCGGTGAGGTTGACCTGCCAGAGGTTACGTTTGAACCAGAAGATCCACCGTTTTGACAGACCAGCATGAAACCATCCTTGGGCCGCCCGGCACTGGCAAGACCCAGACCAACTCCAACAAGATCAGGGATTGCATTGAGCAAGGCATAGCGCCTGACCGCATAGCCTGCGTGTCGTTTACGCGTAAGGCTGCGAAGGAAAGCCGAGATCGCGTGTGCAAGGATTGGGGAATTGACGAACGAGACATGCCCTACTTTCAAACGTTGCATTCCATGGCCTTCCGGGCTGGGGGGTATAGCTCCGATGAAGTTATTGGACCCAAGGAGATGATCGAAATCGGTAATGCTGTTGGGATACCGTTTGGCAGCAAGGGCAAGACCGATATTGAGACAGACTTTGACACGGTCGGGGTGGCCAAGGGCGATTTCTACATGAGCCAGTATCACCTGTCGCGGAGCAAGGGACTAAGCCTCGAGGAGATGCACCGACAGTTGGGTGATTATCAGGTTGATTGGCCAGAACTCAAACGTCTTGTAGCGGCCTACAACGACTACAAAAAGGTTCGCAACAAAATAGACTTCACGGACATGATTGCGAATTTTGTTAAATCAGACGACGGGCCAAACATAGACGCCCTGTTTGTGGACGAGGCGCAGGATCTGTCTACCCTTCAGTGGTCCATGGTCGATGTACTGCGGAAGAAGCCCCGCATACAGGTGTTCACGGGCGATGACGATCAAGCCATCATGGGATTCCAGGGTGCGGATGTCGGGGCGTTTCTAAACGCGACAGAGAAAAAGACGGTTCTTGAGCAGTCGTACAGGGTTCCTCGTTCAGTTTGGCAAGAGGCCCAGAACATCGTCTGTCGGATTGAGGGCAGAGCGCCGAAGACTTGTCGTCCCAAGGATGAAGAAGGCAGCGTCCACGTTCACCAGAGCATTTGGGATGTACCGTTTCATGAGGGCGAGTGGTGCGTCATGGCGCGAACGAACCGCATTGCGTCTCAATATGCTCAGGCTCTTCGTGCGGAAGGGTGGGTCTATAGCCGCAACGGTCACCCCAGCATTCCGGTTAAAACATACGAAGCACTTCACGATTGGGAGGAATGGGCCAAGGGAGAGCCGCTGACGCCCACCAAGATAAGAAACGTCTACGCATTCCTAGAAGTCGATAAAGGCTACTCACGGGGCCATGGGCCGCGTTCCAAGGCCCTTTTGGGGCTGGATTCGGATGCTATGATCAGCATGTCGGAGGCTAGAGACAATATGGGGCTTCTGGTGGATGGTTCTGTGCGGTGGCATCGGGCCTTGGGCAAGATTGATCTGGATACCAAGAACTACGTTTTGAATGCTTTGAAGCGCAAAGATAACGTGCGTAATCCTCGAATAAAGGTTAGTACTATACACTCAATGAAGGGTGGGGAGGCCGACAACGTTTTGGTCATTCCGGACCTGTCTTATGCGGCTCATAAGGAATATCAAAAGAATCCGGCGACTGAACACAGGGTCTATTACGTTGCTGTCACCAGAACCAAGAAGGCGTTGCATATAATGCTACCTGAGACGAATCGGTTCTACGACTTATGAAACCAGACGAGATTTTAAAAACAGCAGCGTCACTAGTAAGTGGAGATCGCGCCGAGCAATATGGCGACTACACCATCATGCATCAAAGGGCGGCAGACCTCTGGAGTGCATATTTGAAAGTTGAGATTAAACCGGCAGACGTTGCTCTTTGCATGGCGTTATTAAAAGTAGCAAGGAACGAAATGGGCCAAGTCAAGCCAGATAACGGTATTGACGCTTCCGCATACGTAGCCTTGTGGTCAGCAATGATGGAAGACAAAAATGCGTGAGGACCTGTTTGACGAGACTGTCTGGTTCCCTCCGGAACATCTGCCAGACTTGTCCGGCGAGAAAATTATCGCCATAGACACTGAGACACGGGATCCTCACCTGAGAGACTTGGGGCCAGGGTGGGTTAGAAACGATGGAAACCTTATAGGAATTTCTGTTGCCGCCTCTGAGTGGAGCGCCTACCTGCCGATTGCCCACGAAGGCGGGGGGAACATGGCAAAAGATCTTGTACTCAGGTGGCTCCAAGACCAATTAGACCACGGAATGTCTGTGGTATTCCACAACGCGCAGTACGATCTAGGGTGGCTCTTGAGCGAGGGTGTCGAGGTCAAGGGTAAGATACTCGATACCATGGTCGCTGCACCGTTGGTGGATGAAAACCGTTTCAGTTATTCCTTGAATGCCTTGGGCGCCACTTATCTTGGTGAGCGTAAGGCGGAGGAGGACTTACGAAGGGCGGCGGGTCAGCATGGTGTCGATCCCAAGGCAGAGATGTGGAAGCTGCCGGCAGACAGGGTTGCTGCCTACGCGGAGAAGGACGCGACCCTCACACTTAGCTTGTGGCATGTTCTGCACAAGAAATTGATGGAGGAAGACTGCGAGAAGATCCTTGATCTGGAGTTGTCTCTGCTTCCTATGGTGTTTGAGATGAAGCGCCGGGGTGTTCGGGTTGACGTGTCCAAGGCTGAACAAACAAAAAAACTTCTGACGGACAAGGAAAACAAGCTTCTTGGGGAGGTCCACAAAGAATCCAATGTTCATCTGGAGCCTTGGAATGCCAGAAGTCTGGCTACGGTGTTTGATAGTTTGGGATTAAGCTACGAACGAACTGAAAAATCGGATGCTCCCAGTTTCACCAAACATTTCTTGAAGACCCATGAACATCCTGTTGCGCGGAAAATCTTGGAGATACGCGAATACAATAAGGCAAATACGACCTTCGTTGATACAATTCTTAATCATCAGCATGATGGTCGAATCCACTGCCAGTTTAACCAGCTGCGCTCAGATGAAGGAGGAACTGTTTCGGGGCGATTTTCTTCCAGTAATCCAAACCTGCAACAGGTGCCCTCTAGGCATCCAGAGATAAAATCTTTGATTAGGGGGCTGTTTATCCCGGAAGACGGTTGCCGCTGGGGAAGCTTTGACTACAGCGCCCAAGAGCCTCGCTGGATGATGCACTACGCTTCCTTAACGCCCTCGACCAAAAATAACGAAAAAGTTAAGGAGATTGCGGAGCAATACCAGAATGACGACTTGGACTTCCATCAGATCGTTGCCGATATGGCTGGTGTAAGCCGGACACATGCCAAAACGATTAACCTTGGGATCATGTACGGTATGGGCATTGGTAAGCTGGCGGCAACCTTGGGGGACATTCCCTTTCAGGAAGCCAAGTCTCTCCGGAACGAATATGACGAGAAAGTTCCTTTTATTCGTGCGCTCGCATCTGCTGTAATGGATGCTGCCTCGAAGCGTTCTGAGTTAAGAACCTTATTGGGCCGGAAGTGTCGATTCCCCATGCGCGAGTTGAAAGGATATTCCAAGGAGTACAAGAAGCCTGTCCACGCAGAGAAGCTGGAAGAGCGTTGGGCGGATGTTCTGAACACGCCTGTTGAGGAAAGAGACAAGAACTGGGCCAGCATGAACCCGGAGAGATATCAGGTTGCCTTTGTATACAAGGCTCTCAATCGATTAATCCAGGCTTCGGCGGCCGATCAGACCAAGCAAGCGATGAAAGACTGCATGGACCATGGACACTGGCCCATGCTCACGGTTCATGACGAGCTCTGCTTCTCAATAGAGAGCGATGAACAGGTGACAGAGATCAAGGGTTTGATGGAGAATTGTGCGCCGGGTCTGACCATACCGTCCAGGGTAGACGTAGGGTTGGGTGATAATTGGGGTTCAGCGAAGTAGTTTAATTAAAGTGGTATTCTGTATCCAAGCATACCACGGCTTTCACCATCTGCTGTTCTTTCACCTTCTATCGATGCAGTTCCTGGCCCAACAGGATAGTTGAATCCGGCCTTAAAGGAATTCTGGTTATCCCTTCCCTCATTTATTGCTCTGGCGGCTTCAAGGTTGATAATCCCATCTCCAAGAGAAAAATTCATATTTGCTGAAATATTTTTGTCGTTCCTGTTGGGTTCAAGATACTGAACGCCGACTGTCGGGGCGTTTTCTCCAAACATTCCTCTCAGGATTTGCCCTTGGCCACCAATACCACGGGTTATGTTGGAGTTACTTTCGGCAATATCTCCTTGTGTGTTCCGCTTCTCAAAGTCACTTTGACCATAACTAACGTTTGCAGAGTTAGGCCGAAGAATTCTGTCCATGAAGTCAGGGACCACGCCGTCAGGGAACATGGCGCGTATTCCAACATTGTAGCTGGTGGATTTCTGTTTCTGATTTTGAAGGCGGAAACGGTCTATAACTTCTTGAGGAATACCCATATATCCCGGAGTTACTTCTTCCGTAGATCTTCCGTAGTTTCCGGTTAAAGTTAAAGCATCCCCTAATGAAATACCGCCATCTGGCGTCCGAAAATTAAAGTTTGATCCGGTAACGCCGGGCGCACCTTCGGATGCTTTAAAACTTGCGAGTCCGAGGTTCAGGGTGTCTTTAGGTTTTGCGAAGTTCTGGGCAAGACCACCATTAGCAAATTGATCGTCGTCGAAATCGTCGTAGTCATCCTCGGTTTCGGCTTCATTACCAGCGTTGACGTTCTCGTCATTATAACCATCTACATTACCTATAGTCGAATCATAGGTGGTAGGGGCTGTGAATGATTCGTAGTCAAAGCTCCCGCCCGGACCATCCATGGATGTCTCGTTACTATCCCAACTAGTACCCTTCACACCCTCTATATCTTCGTACTCTGTGTTCAGACTCCGATCCGCTATATCACGTTGACCAAAAAGCGCTTGTTGGTAAGCGCTTGGAACCGGACTCCGAAGCGTTCTTCCAATAAGACTGGTGTCGTACAACCCTAAATTTCTATCTCTCGTTCTTTGAGAGGCGGGGTCAATCTGCGAAGCAATAGCGCTTGCCGCTATGCCTGGAATACCTGTTAGCCCAAGTGCCGCAACCCCCCCTTTCGCTACAAGGGCTGCAAGATTGTCTGGGCTGAAACGATCTTTAGCGTCAAAGAAATCCGAGGCCGCGCTCATCGCAATATTAGGCACGCCGGTAATGTTTGCGAGTGCGCCCAATCCTAATTGGGTTGCTGCACGAGACGCAGTGATGCCTGAACTATCCATATTGTTTGCTGACGGAGGAGCAGTAATCTCATCCCAGTTGTATAGTTCTCCCGGATTAGGTCTAGGAGCAGTTGTTGACGATGGAGCAGTTGTTGACGATGGAGCAGAAAGAAAGTTGCCAGAAAGAGGACTTATCACATCCGTCGCAGGTGTGGCCGTTTTAAAAACGGGGGTGGGAGATTGAGCGGTGCTTTGAATATCTTCATAAGATACCGGCGATAGAGAACTCAAAAATTCCAAAGTTTCAGCACTAGGGTCAGCACTATATATGTCCTGCAATTGCTCAGACGTGTAATAGCTAACCATTTAACGCGCCCCAATGACGGCCATCAAAGACCCGTGCTGACTTTCGATTATCGTTTTCGATTGTGTAGCTACAATGCACCCAGCCGGAATCTGGAATGTCTTCCTTGTAAAATTCCAATATCAATTGGTCGAACTCGCAGTTCTCCATAACCCACAGAGCCACTTCTTTGTTCGAGATACCCGGAACCTCAAAGTCTACCGCCTCACCTTTAACGTGCTGCGAGTTACCTGACGAACCAATCGCTCGATTTAACTCAAGACAACGAAAACCGCTGTTCGGCGCGAACGGTATGCCGTAGTGGTTGCGGACAGGCTCAAGGACCTGGTCACAGACCATGATCAGGTTTTCAACTTCCACGGACCCTGGTTCATTGGCAATGCCCAGCCGTTCGGCGGTAGACGACTTGGTAAGCTCGCTCAGGGTGAAGTGATCAGAGATTTGCATTATTGAATACCCAAGAGTTTATTACGTTCTTGTTGCTCAAGAACCTCTCTCGCTCTTGAAGGACCTGGAACACTTGAAATCTGGCTACGAATTTGATCAAAAGACGGCCCTGTAGGTAAACGGGGAAGATTTTTTTCTGCTCGTCCAGTAGCCGGAGAAACGCCGGTTCTCACTTGTTCCTGAACCTGTTTTTCAGACTCAGAAATGGGTACATTAAGTATGCCGCTTCCAGAAACTATAGCTGCTTCCGACGCGGCAATGCTGGCCAACCGATTCATGTAATACGTCATAGGACCTCCCGCCTTCACAGATTGAAGGGAAGGTAGGTTTGCCCCTGCTTTAATAGCGGCTTCATACTCTCTGGCGCGAAGCTTGGGAGAAGTCATAAGGCCCAGAACTTGCTTGTTTCTCAAAGCACGGGAAAAAGCTACAATCGGGATTAGGCCGGCAAGAGCGGCACCTGCTGTGGCTACGTTAAGAGAAACCATTCCAGAAGCAACCGCTATAGCGCCTGTAGCAGCGGCCAAACCACCGTATCCTTTAATCGGAACATCAGAGAGTTTAATAGCGTTTTCGGCAACAGTCGTTAATTTAGAGACAACATCCTTACCTAATATTGTGTCTAGAGCTCCATTTTTATTCTGATCTAAAAGGTTATCTGCAAGTGTTTTACCCCAGCTACCAGATTGAAGAGAGGCTTCATCGAGTTTGTTCATCGAGTTGCGGACAAGGCTTTGCATAACCATATCCTGTACACCACCCACTCTCGCTAATTGATCCTCGCCAACAACGTTTTTAAGTTGCGTATACTTAGAGGGCGTTTTTAAGATAGCTGTGACGAGATCAGACGGATTTGTTATTGCGCCTTCACGAATCGCTGCGGACAAGGCGTCATCACTTGCGGCGGTCGTGCCTTCCACAACCTGTTTAAGAGCCTGTATTTGTCCTTGTATGCTCGTAGGGATGGCGCCCGGTTCTTTTAAAGCGAAGTTTAACACATCGTCCTGGGTTTTTCCCAACATACGAAAGCTGCCCATAACTTCTCGCATTCGTCCGGCGCTAGTAACTCCAAACAGCAAGTCTTGGGTTTCTTTTTCTAAAACATCGAACGCTTGAGCAAACTTCCCCGGAGCAAAAAGTCCCATCATGTCTTGAGACTGCGCTCTAGCGCCTTTAAACCACACTTCGGCAAGACCATTTCGGACAGACTCTCTAACAGCTTGAGGATTTGCTCCGGCTCTAGCAAGCGCCGACAAGCCATCCATTTCTTTTAAATACTGTTCTACATGCATTGTGCGGAAAACATCATCTGATGGGAGTTTAGCTATCCAAGGACTGAGTTTTGGTAGAATGTCGGAAAGACCTGAGTTTTCAATTAAGTCTGAGGCCGCTTGAAAATTAGGGTTCGGTCCCTCTACCAGAGATTTGATCTGATCGATGGTCTCTAAAGCGCCTGGTTTAGATATCTTAGCCGCTCCCGTGGGGGAAGGAGTTGCGGCATTCAAGTACATCCTGAGTTTTGGTGCATTACCCTTTTCAACAATCTGTTTCACAACATCTATGTTGCTATTGTAAAACCCGTCCCTTGAGTTTTTGACAATTGTGTTAACAGCTAAATTATTGATCTCTTCCTGGCCTTGGGTGTAGAGAACGTTTGCTTGCTTCCAAGATGCAAGACCCTGCCGTAACGATTCATTTTCAACAGGGCCAAGTGGGTTTTGATAGAATTTTCCCCCTATTTTGTTCCCCGCATCATCTACTGCTCCCGCAGGATGCCGTAGAATTTGATAACCCCTAACAGCATCTCTTGAGAGATTGGTGAATGTCGAGTCAATAACTTCATCCACAGATTTTATAATCTGTCCTATACCGGCTTGCGCGGAGTTGGCCACCAGTTCAGGGTTTCCCGCCGATAATCGAAGAGCCTGTTTTAGCTGGACCAAGTCAGAAAGCCCTAGCCCCGGAGCAATTTTTTCACCTTCGGCACTCACACCTTTAGCGGCTCTCTCAATCTCGTCAAACAAACTTCCAGAGTAAGATATAAACCTGTTTTCTTCCCCCAACCTAGCAACCGTGTCTGTCAAAGGCTTTAGGTCGAACAAGACCGCCTTACCAATTTGTTTTTCAGCTAAGTCGTAAGCGGCACTTGATTCAGCGCGGAATAAATTAGCCGCTAACTTAACACCTTCTACGTACTGCTCCGGAGCGCCTGTTGCCGGAACAAAAGCTCTCTCGAAAGCTTCTAGTTCAACCTTAACGATATCATCCAAGTGTGACTGAATTACTTTGAATATCTGTTCGGGGTCCGCAAGTTTTACATTTAGGGCAGAAGCTACAGCGTCGTACTCAGCTTTCATAAGCTTTATAGCTTCGTCTTTTTTCAAGGCGCCGCTTTGAAAGTCTGCTAAAATCTGTTCCGTGTATTTTACATTTCTCATACCCACTTTAGGGTTGGGCATAATTTTTTCGTTAATAGCCAAGACACGAGCAGCCAAAGACTTTCCTGTAGCGGCTTGAATTGTTGGCGCGGCCCCTTGTTGAGCCATTTGGTTAAAAACAGCTAAAGACTCGGCTTTGGCGTATTTTGTCGCTACTTTTTCAGACACGCCGGCTGATGCTTGAATTTCTGCAACTCGAGCCGCTGAAATTTCTGCCCCCGGTCCTTTGAACAATCGACCGATACCTTTGGCTACGTATCTACCACCGCCTTCAAAAACAGCGTTTAAGACACCTTCTACAGCAATACTAGAAGCCACCTCACCTGCGGACTGTGTGTTACGACCTTGCAGCCATTCAATTCCTTCATCAATAGCTTTAAATCCTGCCGCCGTTGCACCTACAATCGCCATAGCTGGGAGCGTTGCCATACCAGCCACCGCTATACTCGCGCCTACAGCGCCTGTTACAACTGGTCCGGATTCTCCCGCAAAATCAATTAAATCCATCGAAGAAAAACCAGGCTTATCTACATAAACTTTTCCCGTATCACCCAACTCGTATTGTCTGCGTATCTCCGGAGCAACCTTAGATTGGTCAACAACAAATGTGTCTTCGCCTACTCTCTCAAATGTTCCTTCGCCAAGAAGCTCCGTAAGAACCAAGGCTTTCTCGTTGTCGTCATCCCCACGGGCAACTTGATAGCGCAGAGAATTATTTTTGATTTCGCCATCAATCTTTTCGGGTTCTGCAACAGGTTCCGCAACGGGTTCCGTGGGCGTTGAACTAACAACCGAATAATCAAAGGTCTGCCCCTGCTGGGCAGGAGCCAACTGACGAAGGCGATCCAATTCTTCGGAAGATATTGTATCACCAGCAATATCAACGAGAGCCGGACCTTGGGGAGTGTTAATGGTTATCTGTCCCATTACGCTTTTGCCTTTGCCCGTAGATCATACCGAAGAACAGGAGATTTTTTCCTAGATGCATTAGGGGCGAATGGTTTTAAATCTGGAACATTTACATCAAATCTTGACATCTCTTGAGCATATATTGAGTGTATTTTTTCGTACCGATCTCTAACCAGAGCCGCAGTTTCATTGATTGCTGCCATCACTGTGTTTGGGTTTTGTAAGATTCTGCTGTCGAATCCGGTAATGCCCCTGAATATTGGTTCGCCGTTTGCATCAGGACGGTCATCAACTGTAAATCCCAAAGACCTAGCAACACGTATACGGTCGGCATCCGAAATTGTTCTACCGCTTTCTCCTAAGATAATTGGGGCCATTTTAGCCAGCAATAAACGGCCTTTTGTTGTAAAGCTGTCTCTATCGGATAAATCTGCGCCGTCTAAAAGTTGGCTTGCAAATTTATCTATTCCAAAACCGCCTAAAAATCTTGCGCCAGAAAGGCCTTTTAAAGCCGTTCCTATTTGCTGCTTGATGGCTCCAGTACCCACCAACTGGTTTTTTTGAGCTATTTTGTTCAAGTCTTCAAGAGAGTTGTACATACCCTGGTAATTCTTAACGTTTCTCTTGTACGCCTTGAAGAAAGACGCTGCTTCGTTTTTGTTAATAATTGCCTTTGGTTCTTGTAGACCAGCTAAAGCCGCTTGAGCATAAGCCGAATATTTTGGATCCATGTAACGATAATTGTAGTCGTCTCCAAAACTCTTAAACGGAGCCGAAGGGGAATTTTTCGGTTCGGTGTAATTCCGGTTTAATTCTTTGGCATCAAACTTTTTACCGCTGCCAGCGATAATATCATCTAGTTTCATCGTAGGCTCGCCAACCTTTATAATAGGCACGCGCAGTTTTTGAAGGCGAGCTACTCCATAACTATCCAAGGTCAAAGGCATAAGTCTAGGAATGGTGATTGTTCCTTTCTCACCATCTGCAATAGCACCACGATCAATGTCTGTTGGCCGAAGAGTAATATACTGCTCCGTTTTAAGACGGGCTTTTTCGGCGGCTCTGTCTGCTGTTCTAATAGCACGAGATTCGGCTCTGCCCTCTGTTGCAATAGTACGAGATTCAGCGCGTTGTTCAGCCTCCAGCGAAAGTTTCTGTTGAATAGACATCTTAGCAATAGACATTTGTCGTTCTCGTTTGGCGTTCTTTTTCTTTGCCTTGTAGTTGACTATGGCCGGCATAGATTTTTCTATTCCAGTTTTTACGTTAGCAAGCCAGTTTGGGCTTTCACCCCCTGCTATTGAAGCACCCAGCATTATATAGAGTAAGCCTTCTGTCTCCGGGTCGTCTTCTACAGTGGGAAGCAAAGCCTCCAAGTCCGTTCTTAACGCGGCAACGTCTACCGACGAGTCTCCACTAGATTTTTTTATCCCTCGATCAATAACATTTTCAATTGCCGCTGCGCTTACATCGGCATCAGTGTCTTTTCCGCGACGAGTCAATTCAGTAAAAATATCAGATCCGTTAACCATTGTCTTTTTTTCTGGATTACCCGAATCAGTTACAACAATTCCCGTATCGGAACCTGCCCCGCCAAATAACGTGCTGTCCTGTCCCGTAGAAAACTCTTGGTTTTTATTAATGTTTTCTTGGATTGCGACTTCCGGTGGTTCCGCAGTACCTGTCCCGCCAAATAACGTGCTGTCCTGTCCCGTAGATAACGCTTGGTTGGCCGTCGCGGCACCAGGACCACCCATCAGAGTATCGTCTAGTCCGTCCGCCGAACGATCTACGTCACCTATCTCACGA